GCAGTCGTGAATTTGACTTCCGCACCAACGTGCAGCCCTGATGTGAACGTAACTGTGGTGCTGTCGGTTTCCAGATAGCTGTCACCGACATACTGATTGACGCCATCAATGTAGACCGACAGCGAGTTGGTGCCGGGCGTGTAGTTGATCGTCGACAGGTTGAACACGGTCTGGCCGGCAGTGGCGGTCTGCACTTCTTCCTGCACCGTGTAGTTGACGAAGTTCGAGTTGACGCCGGTAATGTTGTCGTAGGTGCCGATCAGGATTGCGGTCGACGTCTCGATGACGAATTTGTACACCAGCCCGTCAGTCAGCCAAATTTCGCCGCCCGGCACGCGGCCGGCGCTGTCCAGCACGATGGGGTTAGCGTGCGGCGTGACGCCCGCAGCGCTCGTGTACGTCGCCTGCGGTGTGGTCGTGCCGGCCGCATAGGTGTAAATCTTGCCGCCCGACAGGATAACGCCGTTATTGTCAAAAAATTGTGCGGCAAACCCGCCAATGGGTGATGGTGTGACCGACATCAATTTACTCCAAGAGCAACAATCCGCCGTCTTCTTGGACGAGGTTGTCACCGTTTTCAGTTTCGAGATTGCCTTGCGCTTGATCAGGCCCATAGCCCGAAAAAAGCGCAATAATGCCCCCCAGACCCAGAGCCACACCGTTACGAAGGGCGCTTCCAAATCCCATCTATCAGTTCTTGTTGATAGGCTTGCAGTAGATCGTACCGCCAGTCGACACCTGAATGGCGCTCACGCGCCACGGAGCGCCGGTGCTGTCCAGCGGAACGGCAAACGGGATGGGGGTGAAGGGCGGTATCGGGGTGCTGGCGGTAGTAGCTACCGCGCCGACGCCGACTTCTACGTAGCACGCCTGATCGGACCAGACGACGACGCCCTGCGCGCCGGGCAGCCAAGCCGTAGTGTTGCCAGCCGTGCCGGTATACGCCACCGAATAGGCCGGGTAGTCGGTCTTACTTAGGGGTTGCAAAAGTTCCATGACTTACCTCATGCCAAAAATTTGAGTTTGTACAGCGTGCTATAATACAGCCCGAAAATCTCGTCGATGATGTTTTGCAGCGGCGTGCACTCCTTCTCGACGACCTTATAGCGCATTTCCATCAGTTCTTCTACCTGATCTTCGAGAAACTCCACGACGTTGCCGGTCTTTTTAGCCGACATCAGTGAAATAGGACCGATTAAGCCGTATTTCCCTTGATACGCCTCGGCAAACTTGTCCGCCAAGTCGATAATGCCGTCGTAAAACTCATTGAGCGCGACATGCTTGGCATAGCTGCGCGTGTTCAAGTGCGTCGAATGGGTGACATCGCGCGCTAGAAACAGCATACCTATGAAGTCGTTACATTTGCTCATTGGGTTCCATTCCTTCAGGCATTTCCATCATTTCAGGGGCTTCCATAGGCTCTTGCGGCATTTCAGGCGGCATTTCTGCGGGCATTTCAGGCGGCATTTCTTGTGAGCCTTGCTCGACGATGTCCTCTAGGTCGGGCATTTCGCGCATTTCAGGACTGCCGGGGATGATGTCTCCAGTGTCCATAGCCGCCGCCAGCGTACCCATGACGATGTCTTGAATTTGCTCTGGCGTCATGCTGTTCTGCACCGCGCTGATACGCTTGGTTTCGGCGTCGTAGGCACGAATTTCAGCCTCGTAGCGGTCGATTTCCACCTTCTGCTGCTCGACGCTGTCTTGGATGTTCTGGATGATGTCGGTGACACGGTTCAGTTCCTGCGTCATCGCTTCGATCTGCTGCTGCGCAGCCATCATTTCAGGCGACTGATCGCCTTCTGCCAGCACCTTCGGGTCGAGGATTTTCTTGAACCGTGCGGCCATTTCCTGCGCGCCCGGCCAGTCCATATTCTTGACGAACAGGTCGCCTGCGACCGCCCATAGCTGCGGGTTGGTCTGCAAAATCTGCCCCATAGCGTCGAGCGCTTCCTGACGCTTCGTCATATAGCCGGGGCCAGTTGTGACCATGACGTCGTAGGTGCCGATGCCGGGGTTGTAGATTTTCTCGATTGTAGCCCCAGTGATCGGGTCTTTGACCTCTTTCACGGGTTCCGGCTGGTCGGGGTTGAACTTGACCATGCCGACTTCGCCATCGACGCCGATAATGCGCGCGATGCGCTGTGTGTCGTAGATTTTCGGTATCAGATCGACGATCTGGCGTGTGATGTAGCGGATAGCGCGGGCCAAATTGTCGACATAATGGTAGGTGCCGACGTCGCCCTGCTTTTCACGCGCCACAATGGCCTTTGCAGAGCGCTCATTGCCCTGCGCACCCAAACTGGCGTCGTACTGGCCTGTAGTGGCTTTGATGTCTTCAGAAGCCCCCATTTTGGCCTGAATAAGTCCTGTCTGGGGCAGCGGCGGGGCTGCGCGCTGCGGCAGCGGCAGGACGTTGCCAGCACCGTCCGTGACGTCAGGATTGACTTCCAGATACGGCCAGTTGGTCGTATTGGCGGTCTTCCACTGCATTTCGTAGCCCTCGAACTGGCCGCCATAGCCAATGAAGGGCGCTTTCGGGGCCAGCGCGAGCATTTCCGCTTCTTGGCTGGTCCAATAGTTGTACATGCGCTGCGCGTCCTTGGCGTTGCGGACAAGGCCAGAGATGTGCAGTTTGCCGTCAACTTCCCATTCGTTGCCGATGACGCGAACGACCGGTATCCATTTGCCCGGCCATTCGCGTTCATCCAGCACGTCGAAGCCGTTGGTTTTCATCCACATGACTTTTCGACGCTCGACCCGGCGGCTACGAATAGGTTTAATGAATTGACCGCGCAGCATCGCGTCCTGCGGCGTGCGATCAAATGCGGTCTGGTTGCCCGGATACAGGTTCAGCGTAGCCGGCTCGTAAACATAGTAAAAATACTCCGCGATGCGGATGGTGTCTTCCTGAAGCCATGACGACAGCCCCTGATCGCCGACGCCTTGGTTGTAGAGCGTGCTGATAGGCGTCGCGTCGGGGAACATGCGCTCGTATTCGCTTTTGAGGATGTCTTCGGAGATGAAGCACCACTCGGCATCAGCACCGCACGGGTCTTGGATGGTGGGGTCCATGTAGACGCTGAAGGCGTTGCGCACGCGCCCGATGCGGATGTCCTGATCGAACGTCTCGTCGTTGCAGTACTCGGTCAGCAGGCGGATGTAGCCCTCACCGTAGGTCACTTGGTTGTCGCAGGCCGTGTCGTAGGCGACGTCAGCGTCCGACATATACTCGATATGGCGCACCACGCCGTTATAGATTTCAGCCACCTCGATGTCGGCGTTGTCGTCGGCCGGGATGACCTTGCCGCTGGGGCGGTTCTGGCGCTGCTCGTTGGTGACCTGCCGGACGTGCTGCGGCAGCTTGTTGATCGTGAGGCATGGACGGGCGTTGATGGTCTGGCCCTGCACCGCACCGCGCGTTGCCAGCACGTCGGCGGGCCACTGCCACTGGTTGTCGGGGCTGCCTGCCATGAAGCGCAGGTCGTCCAGTTCGTCCTCGCGGCTGTCCGAATACGCTGCCTGCGCCATTTGCAGGCGCTGGCGCATGGTCGCCATTTTGTCGCTGTCATCGCGTGATGATTTGGGCGGGTTAGAGCCTACATTCGCCACCGAACCTGCCGTATTGATGCCCGTAGGGTCAGCCATGCCTTATTTCTTACCTTTTTTGGCGGCTTCGCGCTTCACACTATACGCGATAGCGACGGCCTGTTTTTGGGGTTTTCCAGCCGCAATTTCAGCCTTGATGTTCTTACGGAACGCAGATTTGCTGGTCGACTTGACGAGCGGCATGATCAGCGTTTCCTTGCCAGCGGCGTCTCGCGCATACGGGTCGTGATGCTGATGATGTCGCGTCCGCCGCTGGTTCGCAGCGGCTCTTTGGCCTGCGGCATGGCGCGTTTGGGTGCTTCAGCTACAGCGACAGGTTTCGGAGGCATTTTGACCCCCGGCATACGCGCCATACGCGGCATTTTGGCCATTGAGTTGCCTTTCCTTGCGTGGGTGACTTCAACTGCCCATCCAAGATGTAGAAATTCCGTGCGGAGAGTAACCTCTGGGGCGTTGCTTGTCAACGCGCGCTTCGCGTTTTCCGAGCGGGTACGCGAACGTCACCGCGATAGCGTCGGCGGCGTCTGGCGAGGCCAGCCCGCGCGCCTTCATATCCTTCTTGCTCTCTAGGAAGATAGTACCCTTGCTGTCGGGTTTGACGCGCGGCCCGATCAGGTCGGTCTTCAGAAAGCGGTCGTTGGGTATGCTGGCCGTTTTGAGCCACTCGCGCATGGCGCCCCACATCTCTGCACGCTTGTTGCCGTACATGAGTTGCTTCTGCGCCTTGTTCCCGAAGTTGACGCCCCTGATCTTGTAGCGCTGTTCCTTGAGCCTGTCGACGATGCCCGCGCCCAGCCCGCCCTCGTCGATGACAGTCAGCGCGGGCTTGTATTCCTCTATGGCGTCGATGACGTGCCCGACCACTTCCATCGTGTCAGCTCCGCGCAGGCGCTTGATGTCGATGATGTCGCGGCCCTGCCGCACGGCGATGACGGTCGCGTCCGACCCGAAGCGAGCCGGGTCGACGCCGATAGCGATGGGGGCTGTCTCGTCCTTGTAGCGCGGCCGCGCCATCGCGTCGTCGACCAGATTGACCGGGATGAACTGATCATCACCTTCCGACGGGAACTGACCCATGACTTCCACACACGCCTGATAGCTATCAGGGCCGTATTCCGCTATGATCTGGTCATATAGCGCTTTGTCGGTCCCTTCGACGTCACGAGCGTCAATATTGCGCGTATTCCAGAACGCGCGTTTGCTGTTGAACGCTTCATAGAAATAGCCGCTATTTCGGCGGGGGTTAGAAAACGCGAACCAAAAGCGGTTTTCAGTCGGCTCTGAAAAGAACCCCTGCGCGACTTGCCAAATGCTGTCGGGTATGCCCGAACTTTCGTCAAAAACGAGCATAACACCGTCGTGGTTGTGCAGACCAGCGTAGGCATCTGGGTTTTCTTCAGACCACAAACGTCCTTCGCAAGACCAATAACGCGTGCCGCGGCGTAACTCTCGTTCCACAATTTCCGTAAGCCATTTTGCAGGCATAATTCGTGTGGCCGCCACTTCATACCAATGGCTATGAATAGACATCGCTAACCATTTTGTAATTTCGGCCCAAGTAACAGATCGCAACTGCGCTTCGGAGTTAGCAGACACAATCACCGACGACCCTATACGGGTCGACAGCATCCAAATTACAAGCCAGCTAACCAATGCGGATTTACCTATCCCGCGCCCTGACGCCACAGCCATGCGCAGCATTTCGGGGCTTAGTTTACCGTTATTGGCGGCAATGTGGTCGCGGATATCGGTCAATATCTGTTTTTGCCACCTGCGCGGGCCTGCAAAATGCGCCAGAGGGGTACCTTGCTCCTGCCAAGGAAAAACAAGCATGACAAAAGCCA